TAAGAGCTTAATTTATCTAATGATTTAACTTCTATAAATTCCCTAAACTGCTTAAGCACATACGGATCTCTAAACAAATCTCCAAACATACCGCCTTTTCCAGCATCGCCCATAACAAAATTTCTTAGATTAACAGCTTCCTCATAAGTAAGGTTCTTGTATCCTCTTTCGGTAATAGTAGGGTTTAAATCTTTTACAACTCTATGAAAATTATCTATAAATAATTTAACTTCGCCAAAATCAGACTCGTTTACACTTTTACCTGACGCATCTAGTTTTGAAATATCAGGAGTATTTCTAAATAAAAAGAAGTTATTAATAAAATCGTTCATAGTATTGACTTGATTTATATCAAAACTATGCTCTTTCCCTCCTGTTAAAACCTCATAAGCTTCTACTCTTTGTTTATGCTTTAGTATATTATTGTATGTTAAGCTCCATACGTCATTAACAAGAATTAAGTCATCTCTATCTGTTATTTTACGCCAATTTTCTCCATAAACTAAATCCATCATATAGTCAGTATATTCTCTTTGAAGATCTTGAATTTTTTTCTGCATTTCACCATCTATAGTTCCAGCTCCTTCTCTAGAAGCTTTAGCCCTACCAGGAACAATCCAATTATTTTTTACACCTGAATTATATAAAGTCGCAACAGTTTCTTGGATAGACATATCTCCAAAATCATATATATCTGTTATTCTATTAGATTTTAATATTCCGTCTTCAAATTCATAAGGCTCACCCAATATATCTAAAAGCTGTTTCATATAATTTTTAAGAAGATTTACAGGAGCATCTGTAGCTCCTACAACTTTTTTATCAAGCCAAGATCCAAGTTTTCCGCCAGTAATATCAGCCATAGTAAGAGGCGCTTCTCCGTCAAATCTCATTGTAGCTATTTTATTTACAATTTCATAAGCTTGAGCAGGAGTCATTGACTCTGTATTTACTTCATCTCCTGATGAATTTTTATTATACATATCTAAAATTCTTTCAGCTATATGGTAATTTTCGTATTTCATTAAAGCTTCACTAGGTGTTAATTCTCCAGCATCTACCATATCTTTTACATGTTTATGATATGCAGTCTTCATATCAGCACCAGGAATAATATTGTCTTGACTTATTTTCTCAAAAGGTTCAAATATTTCTTTAATAGTTTTAAACTCAGGAGTGTCATCTAGCGTTTTCTTGATAAGATTATCACCTTGTTTTCTATAAGAAGGATCAACCAAAGGACTGCCGTAAGCTTGAATTAAGCCTGGCATTCTATCTATGTCCATACCCCAAGCTCTCATACCTCCAGTAATTTTTCTTAACTTAGAGGCTTTTCCATCTATATATTGTTTTATCTTGCCCGTTTCAAAGACTCTATTAAAACTTTCTTTTGTAAAAGGAGTATGAAAACTATGAGGTTTTCTAGTAAAGAACATAGCTGTAAATATATTTGCTGATATTTCCTGAGGAGTACCCCCAAAAGCCTGTTGTAAACTTTGCAAGGAAAGCCCATTTTGTTTAAAAGTGCTAATTAAATTAGGCGCATTCATAGCTACTACTCCAGCTGCCATTCTAGGTAAAGACTTCAAAACATCTCTACCAAATTCTTTTGTCCATTCTAATGGAGCTCTAAAAAGAAATTTCTTTCTAATATCGCCCATCATATCTCTCATAAGTTTAGTCTGAGCTTTCTTAGCTTGATCATCTAATCCTTTCTTTAACCACCAATTAGCCCCTTCATTAGCATACTTCTTCTTTAAACTTCTATTTAAAAGCCCTCCAGATATTTCATTCATTGCTGTAAGCTGAGCTTGTAACTCTTTTCTATTCATCTTATTAATAGGTTTCCAATAACTTTTAACACTTTGGGAAACTATACTACCTGCTCTTCTTATATGGCTAGCACTTGTACCCCCTTTAATAAATGAAGCAGGACCCATTAGAACAAAATGATAAGCGTCTGTAGTAGCGTGATGAAGCCAGCTTTGTGCAAAATCTCCAAAGGTCATATCAAAATCGCCTGTATAAGCAAACTCTCCTTGACCTGGCTCTCCATACATTCTTTTATCTATCTCACCTACTCTTTCTACACCCCAATTCATTTTATAAAATGACTCTGCTACAGCTTTTTGAGTACCTATAGCTACCCCTATAGCAGCATCATAAGCCATAGCTGCGCTTATTCTAGAGCCATGTGGACCACTTAAAAGAGGTAATTTAGTTCTTTGAAACATATTTTGAAGAATAAACATAGCATCATCTGGGTTATTTCTGCTTATTATATCTATAGTTTCTTTGCTAATTTGACTTAAAATATCATCATCTGCTACTTTTATAATTTTAGATAAGCTTGTTTTTAATTTATGGTCGATAGTATTTTCTAAAAACTCTCTTGATATTGCCCCATCTACTTTATGTAAAGCATTTCCATCTCTCATAAGTTTATAGGAATTTTCTATATAGCTAGAAGCAACATCGTCTGTAAAAGAATCAAAAGCATCTTTAGGCATGCCTGTAGGTTTTTTAATTTTAGAAACTGATTCGATTATTTCGTCAGTAGATCTTTTTATAGCACCTGCTATAGGGTCAGACACTATTTTAGCGCCTTGTTTAATACCTTGCTTAGCTAAAAATCCACCAGTTAGGAACTGAGGGATCATACCTAGAGCTGATCCTACAGATAGACCTGCTCTACCCCAGGCAGACATATCATAGGAAGAACCTGCTGCATCTCCAGCTATCATCTCATGAAACGAACTATAGTCATCTCCATGGATACCTTCCCCAAAAGCATCATAAGCAGACATAGCTCCCCATGAAGCTTCATTAGTAGCTCCAAAAATAAAATTACCAAAAAAATCTCCGTACCAAGTACCTGTAGTATTTATGGGAGATTGTACTTCATCAACACCAAAATTATCGCCCTCATTAATTCTATTTATGGCATTTAATAAATCTTGCCTACTACTACTTCCTTGCCCAAAAGTCCCATATCCCATTGACTAATTCCTTATTTAAATGTTTCTTCTATATGCTCAGGTGCAACAAACTCAAGAAGCTCATCATAACCACTTTGATCTATTATTTTAGTATTATACGATATTCTTTTAGCTACATCATCCATGTACTCTTTTGCTTCCTCAAATTTCTTATAGTCATTTGGAGGTCCTGCTTCTAAATTTTCTTGATGCCATGCTAAATCAGCTAAGAGTCTATCTAGTTTTTTACTACCAAACTGCTGCTCTTCTTCATTCCATAATATTCTGTAATTATGCCAAACTTCTTCATGATCAGGTACCCGCCAATCGTGTATGAAAAAAAGAGTTTCCATAACAGTAGCAATAAGAGGGTTCCAGACCATTCCCTTACCTTCTCCTCCTATACCCAACGCACCCAAATCTCCTAGTTGAATTCCCAAGGGAGTCCATTTTCCAACAAAATCATCTTCTGCTGTTTCCCACTTAGCTAAAGCCGCATCCCTATCTTTTTTAGCTTTTGTTATCCATGCCGTATTTTCAGCATTATGGATATTAAATAGATTTTCGACATCCCTAAAAGACATTTTTTCATTAAAAAGTTCAAAGCCGTAATTACTTTTTGTTATAACAGTGTCAGTATTAGGGTCAATTTGACCTGTTTCTATCGTAGGTAAAATATCAAATTCTTTTAAAAGGTCATAAACTTTTCTTTTATATCTACGCATATCTCTATTATTTGTCTCAACAATCTCTAATATTTCTGCATTAGTATAATTCCCACTGCTATCAAGAAGACCTTCAGGTGCAATTTTGTCTATCATAAATGTAGCAACACTATCAGCTAAATTAGGTCTATACTCGATTATATCTCTAACAGGAAGATCTCCGTATTGCTCTACTTGTAAATAATTTCTAGCATCTTCAAAGCTCATATCTTCCATATTAGCTGCTATTTTAGGCCATATAACCTCATTGAACATAGCATCTATTTCATTGCCAGTTTTAATTTTCATTTCTGATATAGCTTTTTTTACTTCAGGTGTATTTTCATCACTAACTACAACAGTAGGAAGAGTCATTGACATAACTAAATCAGTGGTGTATTGTCTTTCTAATTTTGCAATTCTTTCTAGCATTTTTTCACTAGATATTCTATCGTTTTGATAATCTTCAATAATTCTCAATTTATCTGCTACAAAAGCACTATCGCTATAAAAATCTATATCACTGGAAAAGCCTTCTCCACCGTATCCGTAATAATCTAATTCAGCTTGAGTTAATACAGTTTTAGTCCCTCTATCAGTTTCAGCCATTTTATTGAGCCTCCTTCTCATTGATTATCGACTCTAATTCATTTAAAAGTTTTTCATTTTTAATTAAGCTCTGCACCTTATCTACATCCGCTTGCTCTGGGTTAAAAGGGTCTTCTAATTCAAGATCACCTGATATATCCTGTATAAGGTCTAAACTATCTAGATCTCCTAGAATTGAATGATTATAATATTGCTTTACCCCTATAACAAATTCTTTAAATGATAAGTCTTCAGGGAATCCAAAGTATTTCCTAGCTAATCTTTCAAACTTAGACATATCTGAGCCTGACTCCATAGCTGCATAATTTTCCCAAGCTTTATCTACATAGAATACAAAATCGGAATAATCCCCTGTAGAGAATTGTTTAGTTGCAGATAAATATTCACCTCTAGCTGTTTTAATCATCATTTCAAATTTAGCTAAATATTCATCAGGTTTTTGAAGAGCCAAATCCTTTTCTCCTATTAGCTCTCCAAACTCTATAGCTATTGTAGCTTTAGCATTTTCAACGTTTAATTTGATTTCATTATATTGATCCAACCCTTCCTCAGTGCTTGTATCTATACCAGCTTGGCCGCTTGGATCTGCTAAAATCAATTCTGCTGTTTTAAGCCCAGAAAGATTTACAGCTCCATCTATTTTAGTAAGCCTTCTATTGAAAAATGTCACAGATCCAGCTTTTAATTTTTTAATCTGACTTTGCTCAGTTTCTTGCTGATAATATTTATTTTTGCTTACAATCTGCTCTAAATTTATCCTATCTTGTCTTAAATCTCTTAAAGATGCTTGTACAACTGGAGCATTGGCATCGAACCATTCTTTCGCAATTTCCCTTTCTCTGTCACTTAAGTCTGGATTTTGAAGTAAAAATGCACTATAGTCTAAATCTGCTGTATCCCATTTAGTAGGGTCTCCTAGCCCCATTCCTTGATCTCCACCTGCTTGAGCAAATAAACTGCCTTTTCTAACAACTCCTGCTAAAGCTGAATTTATAAGATTAATCTTTTCTTCTGCATTTTCAGCCATTTGCCAATACATATCGCCTTTTTCTTGATATTGATCTGCTTCATAAGTAGAGAAAGTATCTAATAAATTAAGAGCTTCTTCTGTAATGTCAGTGTCGTAGAGATTCTCTAACTGAAGACCTGTTTGAAGCCATTTAGCCTCTGCTTCCTTAAGTAATAAATTTGTTTGCTTATGAAGCATTCTCGCATCTTTATAATGATCAATTTCAGCTGCTAATTCTCTTTCTTCTCTAGCTATAGTTTCCTTAGCATCTAGCTCTTTATCTAATAAATCAAATCTACTATCTATTTGTGTCTGAAGATTTGTTGCTTCTGCATCTAGTCTTGTATCTAAGTTTTCAGCATCGGCTGTTAATCTTTTATCTAATAGATCTTCTTGAGATGATAGTTTTTTATCAAGCTCTTCTTTCTGAGCATTTAATCTTGTATCTAGTAAAGCAGATTCATGCGTTCTTTGAGCTTCAGCTTGCTCTCTTTCAAAAGTGTATCTTCTTGCCTCTCTGTCAGCCTCTATCTCCATTTCTTGCTGTCTTAATTGAAAATTTAAGAGTAACTGTGGAAGTTCTGCCATTAACTTACTTAAAGGGCTTTCTTTTACTACTATATTATAATCAGCCATTAATTTTTACCTTTCTTTAATATTATGTATTTCATTGAGAAATTCTTCCAACCTAATTTACAATTATTACTAACCATGTCTCCAGGGGTATCGTCCTTAACCATACTCTCAAATACTCCAACTCTATTTAAATTTAAGTCCATATTAGGAAATTCAGAAATCTCATCTATTATAAATTTTGACTTAGCTACAGCTTTCTTAAAATAGGATTCGTCATATACTGTATATCCGTAAAAACTGCCAACATCTTTTACTGCATTAGGTTGTTCATCGGCTAATGAAGGTTTTGAAAACATAGTTTTAATAAAAACTAAACCATCTTTATTAACAACCTTAGAACATTCATTAAATACTGACAACAAATCATTACAATGCCCAATAGATTCTAGAAAATATATCTTATCAAATGCATTTTCCTTAGATAGAGAATATAATTCGTGAAAATCATGTAATTTAAAAGTTATATTTGACATATTATTTTTCTTAGCAAACTTGGTAGAAAACATAACTTGTTTTGGATCTATATTTATTCCTAATATATTTAAATCAAACAATTTAGAGAAATAAAATGCTGGCCCTCCAAATCCTGACCCTGCATCTAATACGCTATCTCCATTCTTTAAATTCATTTTAGCAGCCATAAATGCTAACATTTCAGGAACATTTTTAGTCATATAAGACTGTAGAACAAGCCCATATGATTGAAAATATGAAGGATTGTATTTTTTATAATGATCCTTAGTTCTCTGCAAATTATCCATTATCTTTCTTCATTTTATGATTCTTACCTAGGTAGCTAAATATCCCTAACCAAAATTTTCTTAAAGGCTCAAATACCCATCCTATTCCTTTTTTATGATAGTACCATTTCGCCCAAGACTTAGCAGGGTTTACAAATAAATATTTAAAGAACCATTTGACAACCTTATACTTTCTCATAAGCGGAACTACAACTTGAGCTAACTTGTAATAGCCAGACCTATTTTCATCATCCATCATCTTGTCTCTATACTTACGGACATCTTTATTTAAACCCTTTTTCTCCTCAACTTCAAGAACAATAAAACAGCATTTATTATGAACTAAATATCCATCTGCATTATATGTATGGTCTCCAGATAAAGCAAAATTATATAATTGCATTTCAGGGTCACCTGATTTTAATGAAATACTCTCTATTTTTACTTGGTCGCTAGAAGTTATTAGTATATCTCCAACATCTAAAGTACCTATAGATGACTCATCTGAAAAAGCGACATGATTTTCTTTTAAAGTAGCCTTAGGATTAATAGATTTCCAACCTTCTTTAGTCATAAAAGGGTGTTCCTCTGTAACAAAGTAATTGCCTCCATTAATAGAATATAGTCTTCTTTTCCCTAGTTTAGTGCGATCAAGAGCTAAAACCTCATTATCCCCACTTGCACCTTTAACAGATTCCCCAACTTTTATATCTTCTATATTTTTCAATGAATCATCAGACATAAGAACTTTTGTTCCAGCAATAAAACAACTGTCGTTATCTGCAGCGTCTTTAGAAATATCATACTGCGCTATTTGCATTACACTATCATAAAAATCATCCATAGCACTTCGCTCAGCTTGATAAACCCCCATTTGATATTCAGCCTCAGTTCCTGCAATTCCTTTTTCATATTGAGTAAACAATTGATTTGCTGAAGACCCTACCATATCAAGCATACTTTGCTTTGTATAATCTAAACCTCCATGTGTTGCCATATTTGTTTGAGAAATCCCCGAACTATACTGATTCATGCTTTTTGAAATGTTTTTACCCATTTCTCTACTACTTTTAGCATATGTATCCTGAAGATCTCTAACTCCTTGTTCTCTTTTTATACCAGCAAATGTGGCCCCAGATAAGTCTGGTGCAGTTAGATACTCTTTATAATCACCTAGTTCTGGAAAATATTCATCTATAAAGGTATCTAATTGCGCTGGAGTCCCTGTAAATGCATCAAAAAGGTCGTCATAATCAGGACCTGAACCTGTAGAAACAGGCATTGTAAAATCGTAATCATAATTTTGGTCTGGCATTATTACTTATCTCCTTTTACTGTACTTTATTTTTAGAACCTATGTCTTCCAAAGAACCCCAATCCCAAGGATCAGTCATTAAATCTTTTATTTTTGCACTATCAGGAGGTACATATGCTGTACTACCCTTAGTAGCTTCAGTCGCAGCAGCAGTTTTAGCAGCCTCTGATGCGGAAGCGTATTCTTTTGCATAAGCACCAGTACCCGCAAGAAGAGCAGCTTGTAAAGCTCCTCCTACAGCTTCTTCGCTAAAGAATTTCTTATCAGCTACAGCATCCGCTCTTGCTCCTTTATAAAATTTACCACCCGTAACATCTCCAGCTATAGCGGAACCTATTCCTCTTCCAGCTAAGCTTCCTAATCCTCCAAGTACTGCAGCTGCGCCCCAACCTACTCCAGGCACCATAGCTAACAATCCTCCTAAAGAAGAGCCTACTGTTGACCATAAATTTTGTTTTTCTAAATCTTTTTGCAGCTGCCTCTTTTCTTCAGCTGTGTCTTGTTGCAATTTGTATGCTTGATATCCTCTTGTTGCCATTTTAACTCCTATATTTGTATCTTACTATTATTTTTGCGGTAACATCGCTTGTACTGTTACCCTCTACTGTAGCTAAAACAACTTTAGGGTCGCTACCAGCCTCTATAAATTTTGTATTTATATCCATAGATTTTTTTATTATAGCATCGCTAACAGCACTCATTGTGCCTGCGTGACTAGCTATTAATACTCCATTTGACAAATCTCCTCCATCAGAGCCATTACTATCATCCATATCATAAGCCATAATGTGAGCAGCTAAACTATTTGATGCATCGCAACACCCGTAGAAATCTGCCGATATAACTTCTATATCTAAAGGTAATATCCAATAACACAATAAATAATCTACCGAATTAGAACTAATACTTAACGATGTTGCAGGATCTGTACCTGTTCCCAAGCCTATTAAATCTGGAGCTGCTGCTCCTGAAGCGTCAAACTTGCTTGTATATAAACAATGATGTTCTCCTGCAGTAACACTTGCATCATGTATATTAAATTCCATTATTTTGAATATATTATCTTCTAACTCTCTCCCTTTGATAAAATTTTCTCCAGAAGAAGCATCTTTTAAGTCCCCTTTAGGATAAGCTGCCATAGGTATAGTAAATATACCTCCATTTATCTTAACAAACATTTGAGGACCAAAAGAAGTTAACCATATTTCAGGTCTATTTTCCTTTAAATCTTTGGCTAAAGGTACGCCTTTTTTAACTTTATTAGTAATCCTTTCTTGTTTTCTGTTATAAATATTAGCAACTTGCCTTTCTAATAAAGTTGTTTTCCCTAGCTCTTTCATTATTTAGCTCTCTTTAATCTGTATATAATAGATATATCATTGATATAAAATCCAGAAATATTAGTTCCAGATAAAAGTAATTTAAGAGTGTATAAATTATTCAAATAAGTATCAGAACCATCGGCTACAAAATCTTGAGTCGTCCATTGAGTTTTCATTGTAGCAAAAGTTCCAGAAAAAGACCTGGTTTGTCCATCTTCTTTCCCATCAGTTTCATACTTTAGTAAAGGTACAGTACCTGCACTTTTATATGTAACTCTTACTTTAAAAACTTTTTTTCTTACTCCTGCATTACCGAAATCTATATCTTTTGTACTCATATTGGAAGCTCCGTCATTTCCTCCTGTACTATTGTATTTTTTTATAGCGGTAGTACCATCTTTAAGTATAAGAGTTCCATCATAGTCGTTAACGAAATTAGTCCCATCAGAGTTATCTGCAAGTAAATCAGACGCTTTAGACCAAGAAAAAACTTTTAAATTAAATACATAACAATTGCCGTTAGTTCCACCTGAAGAAGAATCTCCCCTTATTATTAAATTGTTATTTATAGGGTCGTATCCTATGCTAGCTGTATCAGTTATAAAAGTAGCCCAATCACTAGCCGATATTCTTTTTCCTACTTTACCATCAAATAAATCTACCAACTGCTTACCATCGTACATATATGCGCCATTTTTATTTACAAAAGCTACTCCTAATTCAGTCCTTACTGATGCAGTAGGATTGGGTATACCTCTATGCTGAAAAGTTGCTTCAAGAAACTCGACATCTTGAGATACATTTATAATATATAAATTATTCTTTTTAAATTGTAGTACTCTGTCAGCAAATTCTTCAAGCTTTACAATATCATCTCCATCGTTAACTACAGCTTCTAATACACTTGTTCCAGGCATAACATCAAATGAATTTGTTGGAGACTTTATCATAGCATCTCCTTTATGCTCTAGTCTTATACCATCAGTTAAATCACTTCCTGCATCGTGATGAAGCAATACATTTCCATAATAAGTTTTCCTATTAGCTACTACAGCTGTTTTATATTTTGCAAATGAACAAGATTCGTCTGGAAGCATGCCTGATAGCGCTGAGTATGTATATAACCTAGGCTCAGCATCAAATTCAATCATATTGTCATTTCTCACATGAAATACACCACCTATTGAATTTTCTACCCAAGGTTCATAAGTATCTACATTTGCCTTTTTAACGCCTAAATCTAAGTCTGCCTCTAATAATAGATAAACTTCATCTTCAGGTATTACCGCAGAAGTTACATGTTGCCAATATATTCTAATGCCTGTAATTCTTTTATCTAAGCTTGTAGGGTTTAGTGTAATCCTATATCTTTTTTTAGAATTTTCCCAAACACTATCATAGCCTAAAAATCCTCTTAAAGGACTTTCTTGTTTTCCATCATATATATAGCTATACCAATACTTTTTATAACCAGTTATTAAGCCATCATCAAATTTATTTGCACTTACAGCAAGTTGCACTATTCCCGCTGCTAAAGCAGAGCCAGGCCAACCCGTGTCAGTAGCATATGCATCATCTGCTTCGTAACTTTGATAAGGAGACTCAAGCACTGTTGGTTCTGCTCTAGGAGGCCTTTTTACCCATTGATCTGTTAAATACCATTCATTATAGCTTTGCTTTGCATTTGAGCAAGCTGACTCAGTAGGGGCGTTATTAAACCTACCTCTTTTTATATGGCCATACCATTTGCAAGAAGAATTGTTCCCAAAATTACCATCACCAACTCTAAGATCTCCATCAGCTTGAAAGAAAACAGGCTCTGGAATTGACGAACCTCCAATGTTTTTAGCTGAAGATGTATGGTCCCAATTATGACTATATATATAAAAATTGTTACTAGCATCAGCATCCATATAAACTAAATAATGATCTCCTACTGTAGCATTTTCTAAATTATGTAACTGCCATGCATCAGCATTGTCCCAATCATTGTCAGTCCCCCCAGATAGATTAGTGGTAAGTAAAGCGCTAGCTGAAGGCTGTTCTGCTACATAAGCTTGTTCTAAATCTAGAGTAGAGCCACTTGCATCATCTACATCACCACCAGACCAAGATCCATTATAGTTTTGAGTACCTGTAATGCTAACTGCTGCTCCATTATTAATTCCATGAGCGGAAGCTGTAGTTACCTGAACATCACTACCATCTCCATCTGTACCATCAGCAAAATTTGTTATACGATGCTTAGCTTCTGTCACTATACTATTAGATGTATTGCTAACCACGATACCTTCGGAACTATCAGTTGTATTTTTTAATGTAGCTCCTATCATTTTATTTACAGGGAAAGACTCTCCGCTATCACTCAAATAACTAGCACCGCTACTAGCATCATGATTTCCAGATATCCCTGAACCATTATCGCATTTTCCAGAAGCATTTTGAATATCAGAACTCCATGCAAATAAGCCCATAGTTCCAGGATTTACAGCGTAACTTGAAGTTGTTTTATAGGAATCAAAAGGACCTAGAACAGTTAATTGCCCTAGTTGATCTACACGAAAATTATCAAGTGCAGAAAACTCATGATCCATAATATCTCTAGCGTCAGCTTCACTGTTTAAGCCGCCATGAAATTGATTAATAACTAATGATTGCTTAGCCATCTTTTTCCAAAGTTATGGGAGAGGTACTTGTAATAGTCGATCTATCAAACCTAGGAGGAACCGTATAAGACCTCTCCCAATAATCTAAAGGTACACTTAACCTAGTCTTTAAGTATAGCACCTTTAACCACTTCTTCTATTGAGTCATATATAGCTATTAATATCTTCTCCTCAGTCTTTTCAGATATAAAAGGAACATCAACGTTGTCATTCAAGCTCTTAATAATCTTGTCTTTCATTTCATCGTTAAATAGATAGTCAGCTACTACTTCTTTTAGATTCATTGTTTTTCTCCTGTTTGTTTTCTTTTAATATAAATTCTATTAATCTGCCTTGTTGAAAGACTGTTGTTTCTAGCTTATCAATTCTTTCATCAGCATCATTTGGGTCTTCTACATATTTTAATACTTTATCTAACTTAAACTTTTTAGATATAGCTCTTATAATCTTCTCTAATATTATAGCTTTTATCATTTTTCTTCCCATTTACTTAAATCAAGCATCTGTAACGGCCTTTCTATTGTATGCTCCTTAAGCTTATCATTTTGTATTTGTATTTTAGTGCCGCCTTTAACATAAGGCTTTCCTTCAGCCATACCTATATCATAAGCAAAAAATGTTGTTTTCCATATACCTACTCTAATACATCTAGCAGGTCGACCATCCAATATAACAACATCATCAGTATTTAAGTCTTTCCCCATAAACACTTTTAAACCTTCTACTACTGTTTCTATAGTAGATTTAAATAATAATAAAGCAATGCCTGATACAAACAACCATACCCAATTGCCTAAAAATCCTTCTGCCTGCTTTTGTAATTGTTCTTCATTCATTATCTAGCATGTTATAAATCTTTGTTAAACGATCCCATATTCCAGGCTCTATTACTCTATGAGCATCATGCTCTACAGTAGATGAAATATTATCTTTAACTTCTTCATAGCTTACCATAAAAGGTGTCCATTGGTAAGTAAATTCTACTGCTTCAGGATTTACAACTGCACCTTTACTTATTGCATTTTGTAAACTTTCAAACCTTTTTAAAATTTCACCAGTGGCTGCTAAATACTTATCTTTTATTTCTCCATGCTCGGCTTCATACGCAAGCACTTGATCATAACTCATAGGAAAATACTCACTTGTTCCATATACTGTCGATGGACCTCTGTCTCCAAATACTATTCTTTGACTTGTATTAGCTCCACTCAAACTATCCCTAATAGATTGATCGGTCGCCCATTGATCCGCATGAGAAAGCTCAGCTACTAATTCAACTATTAATCTTTCATAATCTGAGCCAAGTAATGCAAGAGTATCGGGTTCTTCTGGATAATTTTTTGAAGGCTTAAAATAAGCTCTACCTGGGTATCTAGGGAATTCCTCTCCATACAATATATAAGGATTATCATATTCATCTAAAAGCTGTTTTAACGAAGCTATTAAAGCTTCTTCATTATCTACTATAGTTCCTATTCCTCCAGTATGTCTCGCAATTCTTCCTAACCCATACTCTCTATCTACCTTTATTTCACCTGTTTCTGGGTTATAATCACGATTTACAACATGCTCATACCATTCTTTATCGTAAGGATTTTCTTCAGCTTCATAAGCTGCTCTTCTTTCTGCAAAAGAATCCTTTAAAAGATCGAAATAAGCATTTATAGAATCTTCAGCCGTTCTGTTTTCTTTTCTCCAAGTCATATTATCCTTTAATCATTTTACCCCACAATGAAGCAGTTCCATTTATAATCTCAACTACTTCAACTGTAAAATTGCCGCCTTTAAGCCAATTAACTATAGCAAATGCATGATTCCAGTTTGTCAATCTTCCGCCTAACCAATCCTCATCTGCTTTAATATCTTTTAAACAGCCTAAACTCCAAGAACTTATAGTCCCCCCAGCTTTAGTAGCAGTATGCCTTTGAAGATCGTGAGTATGCCCATACATTATACTTTCACCATAATGTTCTAAATGCTTTTGAGAATGGTATTTAGTAGTGTATTTCCCATGTGTAAAGTTTAGTTTCCCAAGCTTTAGACATTTTTTTCTATTATAAGGATGAAACTTATACCCCCTGTCTTTTAACTTTAAAGCGTTTTGAGTCTTATACTGAGTTAGATAAGGATGCCTTGTAACAAATTTATCAAGCCAAACTTCATGATTGCCTTGAACAAAATGCCTTTCTTTTGTTCCAACCTTATCTAAAGCTTCATCGATCCAATCCATTCCTGCATTTACTGCTTTTACATCTAAGTCTAATAAAGGCATTAAATCCTCCATAGGCTTAGCATTCCTTCCCTTCCAATAATGAGTGCTAAAATATTCCCACTCACCCGTATCTCCTAAATCTACATAGATATCAGGTTTAACAATCTCTATTGCTTTGCAAACAATACTAATTGCTCTCTTATCGTGTAAAGGAAAGTGCTTGTCAGGCGTAACAATTGCTGTCTTGCCCACAATACTCTCTTTAGACATAAAACCTCCTAGTTTTTAAGATCTTTTTTTATCTTTATAATCAGATATACTAGAGTAGTGATACCAACAATAATACTGACAAGCTCAGGGAACCAGTTAAAAAAACCTATAACGGATCCCCCAGTGCCAACAGTTACTGTTTTTAATGTATCTTCCACCTAAATTTAAGGTTTTTTCTTACCTGGCTTAGGTGCATGTCCTGATCCTGGTGATGGTCCTGCAGGCCTTCTCCCTAATGCTTTTTTAGCACCTTTTCCTGCTATTCCTTTAGCTCCTGGACCTTTTTTCACATAGCCACCTGCTTTTCTACCCATAGCTTTACTTCTTGAAGCTGTAGCTGCAGATTTACTTGCATATGAACCTTTTTTCTTTTTTTCTCCACTAGCAGAAATAAGTCCGCTTAGTCCTATTATTTTACCCATTATTACTCCTGTTTTAAATTACCCTCTACCAGGTTTTGACCCTTTTGCAATTCTAGCTGCAAGCAGGTTTCCAAGTCTGTTTAATATAGTTGCTTTTCCCATAGGTCCAGCAGCTCTATCTGACATCATCGGCTTTTGCCTAGTTTGAGGTTTACCAAATATTTTACGCATTCTTTGATGCAAAGAAGTTTTTCCATATGAAGGCTTATTTGTTCCTTGCTGTATATATCTACTAGCAGGCTTTTTAGGCGCTGATTTATATAAACTATCAGTACTACCTATATTAGTATCTGCTATAGATTCTGTTATCTTTCTCAATCCGTCTAATCCTATTATATCTCCCATATTAACCTCTATATGCTAAAATATAATCTGATCCTGTGCATGCAATTTTATCAAATACGCCATAAACTATATCGCCATTTTCAATTGTAAGCTTTTGACCTGTATTATAAGATCCAGTTTTAGAGAAATCATCTCCGCCTACTCCTGCTAAAGTTCTTGCAGTTACAACAGCGTCATCATTAACAGCTTTCATTGCTACCCAATATTTAACATCTGTGTATCCTGCTGTAACACCTGCTTCAATTTCAGCTGTACCTTCAAGAACATCAAATCCTGATTGACCTATAGCTATATTTGATATTTCATCTGCTGAATAATTTCTTATTCCTTTGTGACCATGTGCCATAATTACCTCTTTTATTTACCTAATATAAATTTAAATTGTGCATTATTTGTACCTACTTCATCTTTCCATATTACAACCCTATCAAATCTTCCATAAATAGTATCAGCAGATATCATCAATATCATATCGTTACTATTTGCAGGAGTTTTATTATATGAGCCTGTTAAAGATAAATTATCTCCTGGAACTCTTGGGCTTTCTAAAACTTTTCTAGCCTGTATCTTACCTACTCCATTTATAGACTGTATTCCAACAAAAATATAGCCTTCAGGCGGAGTATATTCAGTATAATTCGCTATCAAGGCATGATTTCGTACAATTATATCGAAGCCTAAGCCATTAAAGTTTAAATTACTTACTTCTTGCGGATGATATTGTCTTAATCCCTTACTTGGCATTTCTCATCCCCCAAAATCCTTGAGCTATATACATTCCTCTTTTAAAAGCACTTGATGCTTTTTCTATACCTCTTTTAAATTCTCTCATATAAAATTGCATCCTTTCTAGATCGCCTGCATCTTCAGCTAATCTTCCTTTTATATATTGTATTAAAGAATTAGCTTGAGTTCTAGTTATATTTATATCAAAAGACTCATCTACCATTAATTCAATATTTTTATAAACAGTTATATCTTCTTGTGTAACGCCATATATAAATACAGTGTCAGCAGATTCAGCTGCTAAAGCATCTGTATCTTCTGCAGAACTAGCTGTATCGTTATCTAGGTACCATTTTTTTAAAATTTCAATTCTTCCTGCCGTATCTGTATGACTTGCTGTAAATAGTCCATTATTACTATTATCTGCAGCACTTTCTATCCAAATATATTTATTATCAAGATGGGCTGTTTTCTTCATAAATTCTTCTATATCATTTTTTTGAGCAGCAACAGTTCCTTCAAAGTAGCCATTAGTACTTCCTGATCTAGCAGTAAAATGAACTATAACATCTTTTATCGAAGGAGAATGATATTTAGTTTCTAAAATTAATTTACCTCCATCAGTTGCTCCACTTGGAGATTCCGCACTTTTTACTTTATGAAAGCCTGACCATCTCCCTGAGCCTTTAATAAGTATATTATCCCCAGCTGAAAAATTACTAGAAATATCTACCCCAGCTGACCCTACAGTAGCTCCTGAAGCAAATAAAGTTAAATTACCTTCATGGGAACCCCAGGATATAAATCTATTAAATGTATCAGTATCTATTTCTCCCTGAGAATCATCATTGTAAACAGGAGCATATGAATACTCTATTTCTAATCCTTGATCTACACTTTCTATAGGACTTTTATATGTTCCATAAGTATCTAAATTACCAGAACTTGAAGGTATCCATTGGCCTCCTGCAGCTTCACATGTAGCTTTAGTGCTATATCCGCTTATAGTGCAATGAGCTACAGCTAAAAAGCCGCTTCCTTGAGCAGCTTCTTTTTCGACTATAGCAATCTTATTTCCTTTATTATAATAAGAGTAATCTTTAGATGCCATCTGAATCCTCCGTGCCAGGTTCGTAGACAGATCTTGGTATAGATTTATAAAGTCCGTCTTCATTTTTATGATGCTTGCACCTTATGTCTAAAATTCTAACAGCTTCTTTAGGTAAAGAGTAGAATCTTTGGTTTTTATTTATATCCATCCTTACAGTTTTTGTATGGCTTTCTGACAATAAAGCCATTTCTTCTAATCCGTCCTTTATATAGGCTATAGCAAAACCTGTTTTATCCATACCAACTCTATCCATAATTTCTTGTACAGTCATTATCTCCTACCTTTCTGTTGTTGTTTTGGAGCTTTTTGCTGTCCGCCCATTAAAGCAAAAGCTGCATCGTATTGTACTTTTAACATTTCCATTCTAGACTGCATCCATTGATATTCAGCCATATTTCCTTGTAATTGTTGTTGCCAAGCCTGTATATAAGCTGCAATTTTCTGTATTTGCACTTGACCTAGCTCTGGGTCTTCTTCTGTTTCTATTAAATCAGCTGCTATATCCCACCAAGCAGACACATCTAATTGATTAGTTCCATTAGCTATAGTTCCTGCGGTTATAGCGGCTGTTAATTCTTCGTCTACACCGCCAACAGACGGGTCTTTTATTGAAGATAAATAGTGCAATAGAGATTGAATACTAGCATATATTGACACTAAGTAATATTTATCCTTAGGGAAATTTCTTATATCTTCAGAGTCGTGAGCCAATGTAGCTGCATCAGAATCTCTTTTTGGATCATTGTTTATATAATAAACTTTAAAGCCGTTATTAGAACTTCCAGGCGCAGGAAAAACTGATATTTTACCGTTATCTGCTAACATATATACAGGGTTATACTTAGATGCAAAATGTATACTATCTGCATCAGTAACTCTACTTTCGAGAGCTGGGCTTATTTGTGTGCATTTTCTATAGTCTCCATCAGTCCCAGTTTCTCTCATAATTCTAAGTATTCTACCTTTTATAGCTAAACTATTATTAGTTTCAGTATCTGAAGATGTCACTGTTTGAAATAAGTAAGAATCCTCAGGCTTTAAAGCTATGCATCTATTAGTAACATCATAAACTCCATCATGAAGGAATTGAGTCAATTCAGTATTACTAGGGGCATTGCCACTATTTATTGTTAAGCCTGTTAAAGCATTTACTTGATTTGCAAAAGTCATTTATCTCCTTAATTACCTACCCCCCTAGAGAAGAACCCATCTTCAGTAGGAGGGCAGGATTTATTTTTATTAGCTATTAATCACTAAGCAGCCCATGCTACCGCTGCACTTACAACGATACGTCCATCAGGCTGTGTTACCACTAAGTATACTGTATCTGCACCAGCTTCTGTGATATCGATTTCACATGTGCCAGTTGCATCTGTTATTCCTATCCCAGATTGATTAGCAGTAATAGGGACTATTACCCCAGCACCACCATCTGCAATAGTAGTAACAGCAGAGTCTAGAGCTAGTCCAGCTGCATCTGATGATACATAGTAATTAAAAGACACTGGATGATCTACAGCCGCTCCTGCAGCATCATTAAACTGAACTACAAACTCTACTGTAGCGCCATCTGCCACAGAAGTAGCTGAAGGTGTTATAGTGCATTGAGTTGAGTCAGCATCAAGTGCATTTAATTCAGCTAAAGAAACAGAAGTTGCCGATAATTCAGCAAGCTTTTGCGCTTTAGCATCAGTGATTTCGCTACTAGGGTTGCCAGCAACCCAGAATTTAGTTGCCATATTCTACCCCCTATAGTATTGCGTATTTAATATAAATACGACAGTTACCATCTCCATGAGCAGAAGAAACAACTTTTATGTCGTCTTCTCCAACCCTGAAGATGCATTGATCTGTGTCTATAGTAGTAGGAACAACTCGTGCCTTATCAGTTCCTCCTGACATTGCACTTGTAATAGCCGTTCCTCCATTTTGAAGAGTATATGTTTTACTAGTAACATTTTCTCCATTAGGAACTATTAACCATACATCTTGAATTTCAAAATCAAAAGGTACAGTAAATGTAACATCTTCACCGTTGCCAAGGTCGTTAACTCGAAGCTCTATTAAACCTTCTTTAACCTCTGCAGTAGAAACTCCGTCACCACTATCAGTTGCTGTCATCGCATATGCTGCTTGACTGTCAACCACTTTATCTATAAGTGAGTCAAGTTTATTTGACCCATATAATGGATTTGCCATAATCTAACTCCTTATACCCAAAGGGCGTGTGTTTCAGGGCAGCACCATTCCATACCAGCTTCAGTAAGGATTTGGTCTACTCTACGATCGACCCCAGAGTTCTCTAAAGTTTGAACTCCCACGTAGACACCTGTGTCTCTGTTAATACCATTACCAACTAATGGACGATATGCACAATATTTCATGTTAATACCTAACATTTTAACATTTGTGCTGTCTAAGTGAACGTTTCTTGCAACATTCATATCACCATATACAGTTGATATAGTTGAAATATCTACACCAAACACTTTCTTCTTACCTGTTAAAGACATTTCTGCTCTTAGGTTTGGAGATTGTTGTAGATTATTCATGAAATATCCAGATAATTTATGTAGCCAATTGTATGTTGTTGTATCACAGAAAAATACAGTTGAACCAGCATTATTATATCTAGGATCTAGCATTGCTGATAGATCTTCCAAGAAATCATCTTGTGTTTTAGTGCCGTGAGGTAATGTGAAAGAATTACCATATTGAGAAATATAGTCAACTGCTCCTTGAGTAGTACCATAAGTAGCACTTTGTCTACCAAATAGTAGAGAATTTTCAATATCCCATTTGTGCTCAATTAGCTTTTCTTTCCATATTCTTGCCCACTCATCGCCTTCATACTTAAGAACAGTAGCTCTATCTGTATTGTTCATCACTGCTGATGTTTTCCAGATTTGAGTTTGTCCGTGAGCAGTACTGTAAGGCTGATCTTGCCATGTTTCTGGGTAACCAGAACCAGCAGCGTGAGCAGTACCTACTACATAACATTTGAAAGACTCCATAAATTCAGTAGAGTTTGTTACAGATGTTATTGAGGCATCGTGCCCTAAACCGCCACTCACACCACCTGTAGCAGCATCAGTAGTAGTAGCGTTAGTAAATCTAACATTACCACCAGAAGCTTTCACACAAGTAGCATTTACAACAGCTTTATTTACAACTGCACTATTAGCTGTAGCAGCTTCTGGATATATATCCATATCTACAGAATTAACTTTCCATAGAGTGTATCCAGTTACTGTACCAGCTTGTGAGCCAGTTGTACCGCCGCTTTCAGCGTGAGGCACTTTGATTAATTGACCAGGAACAAAAAACTTAGGCTGAGTTCCATTAACACCCTCAGCGTAGCTTATTGTTTGGCCATATATATTACTATGATTACCATTTGCATTATAATCAGTAAAGAAACTAAAAGTATATATATCTCCTGCAGCTGGATTTAAATCACCAGCATCAGGCGCTGTTCCACTAGGTGTAGCAGAAGCAGATGAGCTTACATCACTCATATATGCATATCTTTTAGTATAAGACGATCTTTTTTCAGAAAATTTGAAAGAAGGATCATCTGTAGGTTTTTTAGCAACCATGCTAACAAACCTGAAGAACGGATCTTGAGATAAAGCTAACTCAGATACATAATCGCCGAAATTATACTTTCTGCGTAACGCACCCGTATTTAACTGTACCGAAGATTCGCCTCTTTCTATTGAACCAGAAGTATAATTACTCCCAGTTACATTTAGAATATCAGACATTAGTCTATCTCCTTATACTTTAATTAAAGTCTAGATAGACGAATATAAAACTATATAAGCCTACCCAAACAGGTTATCTACACTATCGTCAAACCCAAGGATGTTTTCAAATACAGATCTTTCCTCTGATACTTGACCTCCTTGACTGTTTGCTCCACTCGCAGACGTAGGCATGTTTCTGACACTTTTCATTTGGTTCATCATTTGCTCTTTAGTGTTTGTGGCTACATTTTGAGCTGCCTTATCTCTATTTAAGAGATAATGAATATCGTCTAAAGACATAATGTGACCTTTTGCTTGCTCTTTAAAAGCTTCAAACTCTTGGTCGCTCATATTTTGACGTTTCTTAAACTCCATTTCTTGCATTGCTTTTTTACGAATGCTTTGCATAGCCATAGCTCTTTTTTGTTCTGTTTTAACAACTTCGCCAACTCTTTTATTGACTAAGCCATCTACGTGAGCATTCATAACTTTAGCACTGTCAGAATCAGGGTCTTGCATTGCCTCATTAGCGTCAAACACAAAATCTTCATCAAGCTTTAATTTTTCTTGAATAGATTTAGCAGGTTTTCCACCGCCTGTTAAGTAATCCCTAACATGATCTACTAGTCCGCTATCATTTTTCATAGCTTGGAGAATAGGCGTAAACTTTTCAACTTGTTTAAACTTATCTCTCCATTTAATGGCCTCTCTACTGCTATCAGTATATCGTTTTTGCCAGTCTGTGCCATTATTCGACTGTTCTGCTACATTATTGGAGCCAGAGTCTTGTGTATTGCGAGTTACCTGTACGGGGTCGCTTGGTTGACTTTGGGTTACCTCAGCATCTTGTATTCCACCGTTGACCTGATTTTCAAGTCCTTCAAAGAATGCTTTGGAGCCTGCTTTAGTACTTTCTATATCCTCAAATGTTTGAGAACTATCCATACCAATATCAGGGTTACCTTGTTCTTTCTTAGGATCCATAAATCCCTCCCTATTTTACGGTTATTTATTGCGTATATTACTCAGACTTTTTCTCTCTTTCCAAGTCTTTTCTATAATTCTGTAATAAGTCTTGAGCTCTTGACTGCATTAATAAGGCATCATTGCCCATAGTTTGAACTTGATCCTTCATTTTTAAGTCTTGCTCTGTCTCATTTTTTTCCATTTTATGCTTAACTTCTTCTTTCTTTTTATTAATCTCGACTTCAGCTTGCATAACTTTTCCTTTAATACCAGCTTGAACAAGTTGTCTTTCAAGGGTTTCAATAGTACCTTCCTTATCTTTAAGAGCTTCTTGTAATTGCCCAAGCTGTCCTTGCATTTGAGCATACATGCTCTTGCGTTTTGCAATTGTCATTTTATTTTTTATATCTGTTTCAGCTAAGACAGCTATATCGTCAATAACTCCTAACTGCATTAATTGCTTTAATTCTTCTAAATAAGCCCATCTATTTATAGGTAAAGTCGAACCTGATATTACACGTATGTCAAATTTATGAGCAGATATATCCATAGATTTTCCTATAGCTTCTCCCATATCATTATATATAGGAATATTTATTTCTTGAGTTTTACCTTCCTGTATTGCACTAGGCTGTATAATTCTAAATCTTTTATTAGCTGTATAGGTAGCTTGAGCGTAATTAATGACAACTTGACCTAATTGCTTTAAAGCTGGCTCTATACATGTAGACATCCATTGCTTAATTCTTCTAGTTCCATATTCATCTAAAGCCAACATACCTCTATAAGTTTCGCTAGCACCTCTAGAATCTCCCATCATAGAGCTGTATATTCCTGCTAAATACTCCATGTCTGATTTACCTTCTTGAACTATTTGGAAAAAAGCATTAGATAATGGTGCTGGTTGAACAGGTGTAGGAGGAGTTACTCCAGGTCTAATAGGAAGCAACGCTCCAGGACTTGATGAATATTTTTCCCAAGTCTCTGTATCTACACTACCTTCTTCATACATCCATCTTAAGCTAGAACCTAAAGATGCATTATGCACCATAATTTGATGAGCTTTATTTATTTCTTGCTGCTTTCCTATTAAAGGTGCAACAGCACTAATAGGATAAGGTGTTCCTGTCCATTTAAAGTGAAAAGGGACTATAGGATACTCAGTAACAGATTCTGGTAAAACTTTTTCATACAGTAATTGATCTCCAGCTACACAAGTCTGTTTTATTCTAGTTGTGTAAAAATCTATTTTATCTATAATATTTTCAGCTATAATAGGTTGTTGTGATAGTATTTTAAATTCTTTTTCAGATATAATTACATTTTCTACCTTAGATGCCTCTGCTTGTAATTTACTCATACATTCTTGTTGGTAAACTTGTAATTGTTGCTGCATCATTTGTTGAGCTTTTTCCATTTCCAACTGATATCTTTCAGGAAGCATTTTTCCTTCTTGTACAGCTAACTCCATTTGTTTTTGCTGTTCTAACATTGAAACTTGCATTTCTTTTTGTTGCTCCATAACCATTACTTCGCATTGTTTTGCAAGTTGCTCTAATACTTCTTTATTAGGAGGTATTCTATAAAATAAATTAACATATAAAACTTTTACCTTTTCGTATACTTCAAAAAATTCTACTAATACATCTTCTTGTCCACTTGCATCAGACGCATGTCCCATTTGTTCGTTTGCGTCATTATACATAAATAATTTTTGCTCATCATCTCCCATCTTCCTAACAGAATAACCTCTTTGGCTTTGCTCATCGCTGCTAGCCTTTTTAATTTTTAATCTACTTTCAGGAAATAGTTTAATTAAATGATTTTTAGGAAGAACTTTTCTAATCATAATATATGCTGCATCTTTAAAAAGCATATCTCTTGACTTAGGGTCTATATAAACATCAAATGGCTCAGGTTGCTGAACTACAACTTCGCCCATTCCATTGTCTGCATTTGGATCTACAGAAACTAGTAAATAGCCCATTCCTTTAGTAACGCAATCATTGACTGCATTATTATAAAGAGTTTGCCCATTAGAATTTGCCCAAATATAATCTGATAAATCTGAAATTACAGAAGCAACATCTGTATCAGAACCATCTACTCCAATAGCTTGCCATCTTGGACTATTTGCTGTAGCATAAAAATTTAACATTTCAACTACAGGAAGAATCCTGTTAATTGTAAATGTAGGCATTCCTTGTTCTTCAAGAGCGTCTTTTTCTGTTTTAGTTAATTGTTCATCGTGAGCGAATTCGTAACCTTTTTGATTAACAAATTCCCATTGTTTTCTCGTGTATCCATTTGAAAGATTCCAAAGTTGTCTTACTTCGTCAGCTCTTTTTTTCCTAGCCATAATTCTCCTATCTATCTATATTATATAGCAAATAAAATGTAAACAAACTTAAAACAACTATTCCCATTATCAAAGTCATTTAAAAACCCATATTATTCATAGTATTAATAAGAGTTTTTTCAAGGGGAATAGATTGCCGATTTCTTCTATCAAGTTCATTAAACCATTCGTGTATAATTCTATCTGCCTTGTCTAATTCTTCTTTTGTTTCATAAATACCAAAATGCCTCATATCTCCTTCTTGCCTGTAATCCCCCTTGTGCATTCTAGGGACTAATATTGCAGGGAAAGCGTCATCTGGGTCTGCACCTACACTAAAGTATTCAGTAAGTATATTAGAAGGTACACCTTCTTCAAAAAAATCTTGAACCATGGGAAATTCTTCAAGACTTAATTCATAATCTCCGCTATAATTAAAATCATACCCCATTTCATCTAGCCATAATTGAAAATCTTCGTTCATGATTTTATCTCAAAATGTGGAAAATCATCAAACCTATTATCAGCTACTTGAAAGTCTTGGTCCCAGTCTCCTCCCCAACGAAGTTTAATACCCATTGATCTAGCGATTCCCAATACGAATCCAGCGAATAAGGTCTGACGCTCTCTATCCTCCCAATCGATCGGGTAAGGCGTGACATCGACAGCACGACTAGGATTAGTATTATGGCGACCCATAGGAAATCGGACTTTTGTTTTTCCTTCTTCATACAACTTATTTTGTCTGTATTCATCTCTATGTCCTTCAAGTACAGAACAATCTACATATTTTATAACTTCATTAAAAACTTTTTGTAATTTTTTATCGCATGTTGATAAATTTTTCTTAGATCTATTCCCGAATCTAGGCATTATCCTTCCTCCCTTAGTGATTGAAATATATTGTCTTGCTCATAATAATCGTCTACAGCACCTATTCCTTTTTTATATTCATTTACTAAATTCATTATATTAGTCTTTCCTTCAGTAGAATATACATATGGTATTCCATATAAAAGTATTTTATGCAATTCTTCTCTATCTAGTATTAAAGAGCCATATTTTTTATAAAAGCCTGTTAATAATTTATCGTAAGGTCCTGCATCCTCTGATTGGCCTGTAGTAAATTTATCATATAGAAAATTAGCTACTTTTTTTGTATAGTTAAATACATTTCCTTGACCTTGATCAGGATTTTTTTGAATTATTTCTTGTATTTTGCCTTGCATTGTAGAATGTACATTATAAAAATAATTTATAACAGGTTGAAAATCAGATTGTATAAGCTTATCCACTACATTAGACTTAGCTTTGTCCCCTGAGCCTAAAAAATAATTTGCAGCATCGCTCAATCCAACATGACTATACGCTTCGCTTTCAACTTTATCCATAATTGATGCAAGCTCTTCAGGTTCAACCATTTTATTAAAATCTATATTGCCCTGACTTCCTATATAAACATCATAAGCTACTTGCTCTAAAAGAGCTGCTGGAGCATCTATCCCAGCTTCCTTTATTAATTCCTCTAAAGTACTTTCTAGCTCTGGATTAAAATAATCAATAGGCACACCTTGCTCTAAATCATTTTCAAATTGTGCTTTTAGTCCATCCCAATATTCAACATCTTTATTCATAATTCTCCTATGCAGTTACCCAGCTTTTTGCCTTAGGTTTGTTTTTATACCAACCGTCCTTACCTTCATTTAGTCCTGCAGGAGGGTAAGCATATTTACAAGCATAAGCTAAAGCATCTATCGTGTCGTCATGAGCCATACGTGGCCCAAATGTCATAATTTCTCTATGTAAATCGTACTGTGTTTTTTTTATATGAACCTGGCCTACTGAAAATCTTTGAGCTAATATTTCTTGTATTCTATCTCTTTTGCTCATTCTGTTACCAGGCTTTT